TCCTTGTCTTGAGACAACCCCACAGGATACCAATTTTTTATTTTCTTAACATCGTCAAAGTGTTTGTATCTATTTTCTGCAAAACCGATAGGCTCCGCTGTATTGTCGTTGTAAGTCGTTGTAGTTTTAGTTAGGGTCAATGTGGAGTCTAATGTGCCTTGGCTTGTTAGAGCGTGGTTTGAGAGCGTTATAACAGATCCAGTAACATCAGATATGGTTAGCTCTACTCCATCATTTAGTGGGTCAGTAGCATCGGATATAGTAATGACATCACCAACTAAGAAAACACCTTCTGTTTCAAAATCAGTAACAGCAGATTCTATTGTGTTGGCCGATGCATCAACTGTGATATCGTTATAGGTTTCTGATGTTACTTGAATAGTTGGTGAAACATAATTAGCACTTATTACTTTATTATTAGGTGGTTGTAAGTCTGAATCTTCTCTTAGTTTCCAATGAGCAGATAAGCTATCATTATCAGCCCATTCACTGTTGACATAAGATATAGATTCAAAATTTCGTGCGTGCTCTCTAATATCTTCATCATGTAAGGCTCCGGTCCAAACCCTCACCTCTTGTAAAAATCCGTTGAAGTCGGTGCCAGGAAATCTTGTGGCTACTGTGCCTTGGGAATCAAAATCTAACGAGCTTATCTGTGGTAAATTAACATTAGCGCTAGATGTAAAAACAATATCTTCGCCACCGGCAGGGTTTCCAGATAAAGTCATAAGAAATATTGTTAAGTCGTCATTTTCTTTTTTGGCGGCAACATTAACAAAATGGTCCTTCATATGCACATAAGAAGATACACTGCTATCGGGAGTGGTAGCAAAAACACTTACATCTACTTTGTGTTGAAAATTAAGCCTACCTTGATCTGTTATAGACATACTAAAATAATCATTATCTATAATAGTGTGGTTTTGGACTGCCGTGGCAGAAAGTCTTGCTTCAATGGTGAAGTCGGTTTCGGAAACAAAATCAAAAACTCTTGAAGAGTTGGTCATGCCATTGATAGTTTGCACATAGTTTGTGCCATCAGAGTATAAAGCTTTAGTATCAACATATTCTGATTCTTTTACTAAGATGGGCTTATTGAATATACTATATTCATTTATTTTTATTATCTTTTCATTTAGGCCATACAACCTTACAATATCTTTATAGGCTTCAACAGTTCCTTTTTCTTTTAGTAAGTGAGGTATAGAATTTACAATTCTATTCCAAATTTCATCAGTAACTTCTCTTGCTGTTGCACCTGATGTGGATTCTATAAGCCATTGCTGTATGCCTTTATCAGCAGCAGAATCATATAACTCCACTCCAAACTCAGCAGCAATAACAGGCAACATCTTTCTTGGTGTTGTGTTATACTCTTCGTATGAAGCTTTTTTGATAAACTGCATTTGGTCTACGTAAGAATGTAACAAATCCATTTCTTCAGCCAAAACACCTATAAGGTTTTCTAGATTACCTTCTTCATCACCATTGAAAAGTATCTCTGGTAACATATTGTTTATGCTTTGCGCTCTGTTTATTGGTAATTCAAATAAATCCTCAAAAACTATGTTTTGATTTTCTATTGTGCCATCAGTGTTTATGAAGTAGCTGTAAGAAGTACCTGGCGTTACTTCAATTAAAGAAATACTTTCTTCTTCAAATCTTGTAGCGTTTTCCTCCAAAAATTCTCTTATGTCCTGCTGTGTGTTGCTTGTTAATTCGTTTATTTCGTTTCGGTGAATGATAACTAGCGGCACAATCTCTCCGTCATCATTTACGGCACCAGCAGTTAAACTATTATAAGCCGAATCTAAAGAAGTAGAAGATTTTCCGAATTGCTTTAGTAACCACAAGTCAAATCCATTTGATTTTTTCTTATACTCGTCTACTTGCAATATATTTGTGGCAGAAAGATTTGCTGTATCACTATAAAGGGTACCAGATAAACCTATAGGGTATTCATTCAATAATCTGAATATACCTCTATCTAATTTCTTTTTAGCGTTACCAAAAAGTGTGTGCTCTGAAAAGTCAAAATAATTCAACAATGGAATTGTTTTGTTTGCTGCGACTCCGGTTATAGCGTTTGAGGTATACTCACCGCTGGTTGAGCCAATAGCAGATAGTGACTTTGTTAAATCTTCTAAACTAAACCCGTAAGGCATACATCAACCCCTATTTTATATAGAAAGACCAAATTTCTGGTTCGTCGTAAACAAAAGTTTGACCATTTATATTAAGTGTAAATACTAGCTTATATTCCATCCCTCTATATAAGTTTTCTGTATCCAACAAAAAGTAATTGCCATTTTCATCGTATGACAAATTATCTTGAGAAACTTCAACTAGATCAGTTATTTTTTCTCTTATTTCAAACTTACCATTTGTGCAAGTATGAGTATTTAAACTATTACTCATGCCCGTCACCGATTGTAATCTTGTAGAAGCATCTCTAATGAATACTTTTATAAATGACTTAGTACCTTTTTCGTAAGAGTTTTGTAAGTTTGGCAACCTAATAGGATACTTACTTATTTCATAATATCTTTGAGCATCAACTGTAGGTAAGCTAACATTGAAATTAAATGTCTTGCTCAGATTCAACGCTTCTTGGTCAGAAGTTATTGTCCAGTTGTCAACAAAGTTTTCCGTTGCGCTGAGGGCAATGTTAATTCCCGTTAAAGAATCTTCTAAATCGTTTTGTGCTGTGCCTATGTTTATTTTATATGTTCCAACAGCAACCCTTGAAGCTGTAAGATTTGTGGGGCTGATAGAAACACCGTCAGCACTTAGTGTAACATGGCCTGGAAACTTACCAGTTCCGTCTAAGTCAACAAGATTGCCATTTTGAAAGTTATAGTAAAACAAACTACCATTGTTAGAAAACTGTAAAATATTTCTATCATCTCTTATACTGTTATCCCACTCAACAGAAAAATAAGGAGCGTTGGATGTGTTTGTTTCTCTTGAGTAAAACTTTTTGGTATTCCAGCTGGTTGTCATATAACTTTGAATGACACCGGCATCGATTGTGTCTTGTATAGTTTTAGATTCCTGTGCGTCCGACATTCTAATCATAAAACCATAATTAGCACTAGCGCCATTTAGGTATTCTTTAAAATACTCTGTTATATCTATCTTAAGGTTTTCTTCACCATGCTCGAAATATTGACTGGCAGAATTACTATCCCATTCTTTATTATGCGCTCCCAATATTACGTTGCCACCAGAAGCACCACCGGCATAGTCAGCCCACAATGTTGTGTTAGTTGCGTATAGTGAATTAGCGGCATCTTCATATAAGTAATCATCAGAATCTAAACCTCTACCTTCTACCCAAGATGCGGTTAATGGTAGTGCCCATATATCAAAGTCTGTAGCTATTTCCTCTCCATGCATAACATTTTTCATGTTTATGAAGGCTGAAGCTGTGTTATCTTCTCTTGGATCACCTATAGTTTTGTTTTCTATTTTTTCTTTTAGGTCTTCCAAAGGGAATTGAATTAGTATTCTTGCCCATTCTTTTTTGCCTGTAAGTGGAGTGTATTTGTTATACACTTCCAACACAGGATTGGCCCCATTATTTGCAGTAAGGCTGGTCTCTGAAATAAATGTATCTTTACTTGAATATGCTCTTGATTGTGCCATTTATAATCTCTTAAGCTAGTGTGCCTTGTATGTCAAAGTTTGGATATTTTAATTCTGGCACAATATCAGCAGGGAAATAAACTATATTGTTTCTTGTTATGTTGTCCATGCTTAAAGAATATGAAGAGTATGTCCTACTATTTTCTTCGCCAGTTAAATTCAATATTTTCAGTGATGGTATAGCTGCTACTTCATCTAAGTTTTGTAAATTTCTCAACAAATCTGAAATAGACAATACAGATCCAATGTCCATGTTTTCAGTTTTTAGATAATTCATTATGTTGATAATGCAAGTAACCAGCGATTGTTGTTTGTTAAAACCGGCGGATGGGTATAATGTAAAGTTAACGCCTATGTTAACAATTTTAGCGTCAGATATTCTTATGCTGTCAGAGACTCCTTTGTATTTTTTCAAATAAGTTTCCATGTTGTTTTTCAAAACAATATCTGTTTGCGCTAGATGCCCTTCGCTATTTCTACTTATGGTTATAAGCTCTACGCCCGATAGCTTGTAGGGGTCTTTTCTTGCCGACAGTCTAAAAACAGTGCCAAATTCGGGTGGCATAGACATAGCTCTTATTTTGTAGTCTTCCAAAGTAACACATCTATTTTGAGCATTCATATTACTTATAGCGTTCATTCTAATGCTCTCGTTAGACTCTGCGTCTTCACCCCCATAAGCGGCTTCTGGATTATTAAAGGTTATAGATTGCTCAATATTTGATATTTGATTAGGATACGTATTTACAACATCAGGATTAGCATATGTAACTAAAGTTTCAACTGATTTAGTCAAAACATCGGCACCTATATTTGTTGCAACCCCTCCTCCGACTCTATACCTTATATTAATTATGCTATTTGGTTTAGGTAGGTTGCCTAAAGATTTTGTTTTTAGGAAGTTTGTTGTATCCAACGCCATTGATGGAAATCCATCTACATACCCTTTTAGTTTTGGGGGTAAAACAAAATCTTCGGGATTTAATAATATTTCTGAGTCCTCCACCGCACTTCGTCCTGCACCGAATCTTATTGTCAAAGTGCCGTCCACTTCTCTTTCCAAAACATATCTGTTAGGCACTTTTTTCATTTTCATAATGTGTGTAGCGCCGTCGTCATTTTCTTGCACATTTGAGTCACCAATAAAAATAGCATCTGTTGAGAGGTTATCCACTTCAGCAAATTCAACTCCATCATTATCAACAACAGAGGATACCTCTGTCACCAACCTATCTGGTAGGGTAATTCCAAGAAAAGGCCGCGGCTCGTCTGGTGTTTTATATTTGAATGTCTTTGTGCGACCCGACATTGCTCTAACACCACTAATAGAATATGTGACAAAAGTACCATCATCAAATACAACCTCTCTGTTATGATCCGAAGAAAAATCTGCTCTTTCTATTAGCTCAAAGTTTGCTGGCTCAAATTTGCTTGTCAACCTAGTCCCTGCATTGACGGAAAAAACTGTTTCAGCTGATGTTGCTTTTTCAAAAGTAGCTGATACCGTTATGTCGGCTGTTGCAGGCACCACCGATTTTGAAACATAGCCGAAACCCTTAGCGTGAGATAGTATGTTTTTTCTTTCAACAGCTCTTGTAATAAAATTTTCGTTTACTGTCCTGTCCATCTGAAAGCTTAGTATATCTGCTACGTAAGCCATAAGCTCTAGTATAGCCATGCCACCAGAAGCTTCATTGAAGTCTTGAATGGTGTCTGGAAAATATCTTTTTAGATATTCTTGCAAATCATTTCTTACACTGTAAAAATCTTTACTAATATAGCTTATGTTTTTACTTTTTGTTGGTGTTCTTGAAGCCATTTTTTCTTCCTTATTCACTTATCCTAAAAGATACTCTATCAGAAAAACCATTTGTGCCTGTTACAACATATAATATCGTTATAAGTAACTCGTTGTTGTTTAAAAGTGAGTTTGTGCTAACGTCCTCTAAAGTTAGGTTTGTTATTGTAACTGCCGGTAAATACCTACCCACAGTTTCTTTTACTTCTTCATACATCTGCTCACGCATCTCAAAGATATTAGTCATGTTTTCAAAAAGCAAACCACCACTAGATATAATTTTAGTACCCATATCTGGGTGCATCAACCTCTCACCTTTTTTGGTTAAGATTAATATTTTTATATCCTCTTTTATAGCACCTTGAAAACTTCTGTGAGAGTCTGGAAACCCTCTTGAATATTTTCGCAGCGGCCATTTAAAATTTATATCGCCTGGCATATTCTATTGCACAAATTGAGTGTTGCTCAATGTGTCCTCTAATTTTTCATTCACTTCCAATATAGTTTCTTCAAACTCTTCAAATTTTTCATCTATCTCTACTAAAACATCTTGCTTTTTTATAGGTTTGGTATCTTGGTCTTCTATTTCAAACTCTATGTTTATGTCGCCTCCATTTTTTCCTATCTTTTGCTCGTAATTAAAAACTTCACCCGACACATTATGAGTGTGGTCTTTGTATAACTCATATATTTCTACAACTATTTTTTTTAGTTGATTAACTACACCTATTATTTGTTGTAGGCTTTCTTTGTTTTTATCTCCGAGCACTTGTCTATATAAATATTCATCAACAGAATTACCAGTCCCACTTTGTATGCTTATATTTACGTGTCTTTCCGCTAAATTTATTATATAATCATATTTGTTTTCATAATCTAATTCGTAATTCTTAACTACAGGAGGACCATTTGCGTTTGATGGTACTAAATCGGAAGGCTCCCCAACATAAGCTTTTAGATTTTTATTTACAAGTTGTCTTACTCCTACGTACCTACTCAACGGAGTTTGTCCAGCATGTATTGTTTTTGTTCTGGTGACACCTATTGTTGGACTATCTGGCTTTATACCCTTTCTTATAGGAGCGTTAACACCGAATTCAATAAGTGGGCTATGATCGTTTAAAATATCAAATGAGTGTCTTAGATATGTGCCATGTCTACCTTGCTGTATAACATCCCCATCTAAAACTGGTATTACATACTTGTCTTTTTTAGGAGATTTTATAGGTGTATCTCTCCTCATTCCATCTATGTCTATCTCGCCATTGGCAAACCGTTGATTTTTGTTTTCTTGCCAATGCTTAGCGCCACTATAATTTAAATATTGATAGTTGTTTACTTTACCCACCCAATAACCAAAAGAAGATTTTACGTTTTGTTCTTTGATGATAAAAACTTCCTCACCAATTTCTGGTATGGATATATTTGTCATTGGCAACAAAGGTGGATACCATTTCTTTTTTTTCACCAAATCCGGTCTTTTTGCATGCACACCTTCATCTAATATAACAGCGCAAATGGCATATGGTGGATTAGATAAATTAGTTTTACCAATGTTTAAACCCTCTCTGTTTATATCTACAACTACAGCTCTTCTCAAAATCATTTCTTTGTTTTCGTTAAGACCTTTAGAACTGTCCGAAGCATTCTTTATAAATTGGCTTTGACTATGTATTGTTCTAGATATATTAAGAGTTTGCGGCATCACTTCCCTCTTTTACTGATTTTTCAAAACCTTCTATTGAGTCGTATTCTGAAAAATTCACATTATTTTCTTCTAAGTTTTTATGTATAAATAATAACTCATTATCTATCCGTTTCATTTTCGCCTCCATCTCTGAAAGCGATTCCAAAAGATACCTGTATTCTAAAATTAATTCTTGATATCTTTCAACATATTCTTTTATATTTTCTTCATTGCTAAATATGTTTTGCATATCTACTATAACACTTCTATTTTGGCTTGACTATATTTTATTTTTAGTTTAGATATAGTTTTAGTTATCTTTCTGCTTGGTAAGTCAGTAGCTTCTCTTATATAAAGATACAATTGTTTTTTGTTATAAATATCAAACATATCATAATTTTCTAATATATCTGATATAACACCTAACACTAACCTATCTTCTTTATTTAGGCTATCAACAAAAATATCATCTTTTAAATAGGCTGGTAAAAGCGATAAAAATTCTCTTAATTGATTTTGCTTTTCAAGCTCGTCATTTTGAATAAGAGATATGCTATGAAGCATATCCTCCTTATCTTGATTGTCTATAAAGACCATCTTTTTTTTACTATTACTTTTTTGTATCAACCAATTCTTGCTTACCGTACCAAAGAAACTGTATGATTTTTTGCCTTTGGTATGGTCAAACCTATCAATTTTTTCATACAGATGAGTAACCAACTCATGTTCTATTTGGTCAAAGTCTGTAAGTATCTTGTTGAAGTTATAAGTATAGTATATATTTTCTACCAATTTTTTGAAAGCAGGTTGTATAACTGTAACATACACACCATGTTTTTCTTCAACATCATCAGAAGTGTTGAATATAACTATAGCTTTCTCTTCAATGTCGCCCCAATATTTCATTTTTTGCTCCAACTTAAAGCCTGAATATACCTAATAATATTGTAATACAAAAAAGTCTATTTTGTAAATTTGAAAAAAATTGTTGGTTTAATAAGCGCCAATAGTAGGCTCTAGTATTGTAGAAGGGGCAACCAACATCAAATTCAATTCAGTTATAAAATCATTTACACCTATTTTTTCGCTTATACCAATTATACAATAAAAACCATCTATTAATCCAGCCACATTTCTTATCTGCACAATCTGCATGCATTCTAGTCCAGTAGTTCCATGTATAGTGGCTGTAAGTTGATTCATGTAATAACTAAACATTTGACTTAGTTGATTTGAATTGTTCATTCGTTCAATTGCCAATTTTTCATACAAGCTATAATCCTGAGACATATATTCTGCGAACAAACCTTCTGGTATAGATTCTAGTAACTCGTTAAATGTTTCTTCGTCATCAGCTGCGACGGTGGCCGTTCCAGATAATTGTCCTTCAAAAGCTTGAATGCTCGCTAAGGTATCAGCATCGTTAGGTCTATTCTTTAACATATAATTTCTCGCAAATGCCCCGAAATCTACCATATTTGGATTAGGAGCCCTTCCTTCTTGGTCTAGACTACTCCTATTTTCTTTTATTATTTTCAAAATATCTCTTCTACCGTTTGGACCTCTAACAGATGCGCCATAAAGAAAAGCTATATTGGGGTCCATTTTTGCAGTAACTGATAAACTTTTTAATAAAGAGTTTTTTGTTCTGTAGTCGATAATAAAATTTTGTCCTTCGGCTATAATACTATCCACATCGGGATTATAGTCAGCGTTGAATTTAACTTCATCGGCCGACATAGCTCCAGCGGCTTGTATGCTCAAGTCACCGTTGGATAAAGGCACTAAAACAAGTCCAAGGTCAGGCATGGCAACACACTCTGTCAATATTTTGGTTATTATATCTGGAAAGCTTCTTCCTTGAGAGTTATCTAAAACTTCATCAACTTTATCAGCATCTAATAATACTTCTGCTGTATTAGATATCCTTGTTGTTTTTAACCCAACAGTATCTATATTTTTAAAATCTTTATCGTCTGCGTCCTCACCGGAGACAATCTTTTTTATGGGTAAGGTAACACCTATGGGAAAGAAAATACTACTACCTTTTTGCCTTATCTTTACATCTCTTGGTGTATCTGGTGTTAGTGTTTGCCCTTTAGTTAATCTAAATCCTCTCTTGAATTTTAAAAAGACATCAAATTTTTCATCAACTAATACTTTATATCCAGAACCTTCTGGACCCGATACAAAAAAAGCAGAGTCAGTTGGTTGCAACAAATTGGGTACTATGTTTTCTATCTCTTCGTAATAAACACCTTGCAATGCATTGCCATTTTCGTCCACGGCCCACTCTTTTGATTTCGGTCTAGCGGATGGTATAATACTGGATTCTACTCTATAATTGTCGCCGGACTGACTGCTTGGATCTCGTATGGCCACAAGTGAATCGGCTTCGTATGAAGGCGATTCACCCAATTCGTTAGATGTTTCTTTTGCTATTCTGCTTCTAAATTGGTTTTGAAATCTGGCAAATGGTTCGCTTATTTGGCTCTCTCCTAATTCTGAATATACTATATTTATTCTCTTATTGGAGTATTTATGTTCGTAATACTTAAAAGCTTCAACAACCCATCCAAGATAATAGTAAATTATATCTTCACCTAATACATAATTATTGTTCTGATAGCCATTAACAATATCTCCATCTGCATTGAGTCCAGGCCGTTTCGCAGTGCCAACACCATATTTTGTTATTATAACTCCCTCTGGAAGGTCTCTAAATGTTTCTGTATAACTTTCAGGTATATTTAAATCACCAGATTCAAACAAAGCTTTACCAGAAAATAGCTTATCAAATCTTGATTCAGAAAGGGAAATACTCTCCGATATATTCGTAAAATCTTCTGCGTTTTTAATCGCCGCATTACCGCCAGATTTCCTTAAATTATATTTCTTATTTTCGGCCTTATTTTTGTTGTCTTGAGCTACCCATTTAATTTTAACTCTTCCTGCGTTCCTTGTTCTGTTAGTCCTATTGCCACTATAATCAACTTCACCAGTTTGTCTATTATATACTATGGGTATAAAAAGAGCAGACAGGCCCAGAATATTGAGTTTTTGGCCCTCGCCCCACCCATTGGGCGCCTGTGACCATGTAGAAGACTTGTCCTCTATAAAAGAACCGTCCACGACACTACCTATTCTCTCAAGCCTTTCAGATTCATTCAATGCTCTTCTAAATCTTTCCGGTTCGTCTTCAGCCAGCTGTAGTATCGCCTCCCGATTACCGTTTAGTTTACCAAGCACAGTATTAGGTTTCACTTCGGCTCCGTATAAACGGTCTGCATCCTGGTCAAATAGCTCTTGTATTCTTCTATGGACTTGTCTGTCTTTTCGACCGCCGTCGGATCTTGCCGGACCTGCAGTTACAAAAATATCTACATCGCCTAAAAACCCTACCATAGCTAAGTTAGCTATTCTAGCAGTTTGCTCAGCATGGTTATCATTATCTGCCTCGTCTAACCCCCCTAAGTTTTCAAACAGAGCTTCCGCTGCGGTTGTTTCACCTATACTCACATCTTGTTCTTCACCATCTCTATTAAATGTGCCAATACTATCTATCGCCGCGTCGGCCCTCGGTGGTCCACCTAACAATCTTGAATTCATAAAATACTGCACTGATTTGCCAAGAGAGGACATTTTTCCGCCCATATTAAATATTACTTCACTGTTTTGTGCAGCTACAAAATCTAGAGTGCCCTCCATTTGTCCTAAGTTATTAAAATCCCATGCAAATTTATGTAATTGCACAAAGACATATCTAAAATCTTTTCCGTTATAATATACATCTTCATTGAAATTTAAACTGAAAGTGTTTTGATTTTTGTCAAAAAAAGAATTTGGAGCACCGCTACTCCAACCATACATTAAAAGAAAGTTTGACCCAACAGTTAATAATTTATTGTATTCATATCTGTTTCTAACTAAACTTGGGTCATTTAAAGTGACCGTAAGAGAAAAAGTTTCACTAAAAGGAGATTCTGTTGTCCTATTACAAGACATATCCTTTATTCCGAAACCCCCCGTCCAATTATTAGAAGACCCTTGAGCTTCCGGTCTGTTCATATCAATCATATACAGTGGGCCGTTTTCTGAGCCTACTAAAGCGCTGTTTATAGTTGATATTGAAGAATTATCTGCGCCTTCCACAGCAAGAATTATGGCCCGCTGAAAAGACTCTATAAATCCATCAGGCAAACGAGGATTGTTGTCGGTCCTGTTTGCATTGCTTTGTATTACACTTTGATATAAAAGACCCTCATCTTCGCTAAAAATAGAATATAATTTTATAAATGGGGTTAGGCCACTAAGTTTTGTGTTGGGCATAAGATATTTTTTTTGCTGCCAACCAGAAATAACATTAGGGTGTGGTTTTTTATATTGACTCGTAGTCTCTTCTGCCATATTAATAAGCCTTTTTTGATTTTGCTTTAATAACTGTCATAACTCTTTCTACGTTTGATGGTATTCGCAAAATTTTTCCAGGAGTTAACGTTTTGTCAAAAGGAGATGACATCTCATTTGCAAGACAAATAACCCACCAATAAGAAGCTTCACCATAAAACTGATGTGCTATTGTATCTAACCTATCAGTAGATGTTATTGTGTAAAAACTATCTTCATCTGTCTCTATTTCTTTTGGTAAAATTGTAGGAAAGGTAGACATCATAGTAAAAGTTTTGTTTTTATCGTTGTTTTCTGACACCGTAACTAAATCGTTATGTTTGTATCTTGACATTCTCATCGCGAATAACCTCTCTATCCGTTAATACCTTCTTTTTCTTCAAAGCTATTCCTACCTGCTGAATCTTCAAGCTGTTCCGCTCCTCCAGCTGCAGCAATAATATCAGCATAAGTAAATCTTTCACCTACTGTAACTGTTCTATTTCCTCGTTCGTCAACAAAATTTGCTTCACCGGATCCGGTATATTCAAATTGATGTCTAGCTAATAGACTTACGAAAGTTTCTTCATGTGGTTTGTTGGGGTCAACAGAAATATTTTGGGGTATTAAATTAGTTGCTGGAGACCAAACATCTCTATTGTTGGTTATAAACTGATTGTCATTATTTTGACCAACGCCTATATCGGCAGCACCGTTATTCCCAGCTCTAAAACTAGCACCACCGGACATCATACCCTCAGATAAACCTTGATAAAAGTTTGTATCTCTGTCTGGCTGTCTATCATGTATTACTTGAAAACTAATAGATATTTCACAAGCCATTGGCATCCTTAAACCTCTTTGTATTTGCCATTTGTTAGGACCAAGAAAATCCCAGTTGAAAGATAAACTTCTAATAAAGCCACCAACTCTCTTATACATATCGCCAATAGTTATTCTTATAATAGGTCCACCATTTATTTTAGCAGGGTGGGTGTCGTATAAAGGATAAACTTGTTGAGCTAACCAATTTACTCGCTCGTAAACATTTTGTTGTTCTCTTACAGAGTTGGCAAAAACAACAAATCTCATATCTAAGTTTCTACTTGATTTCTCATATGTGTGTACTTCTTCACTTCTACCAGAGTAGTGACTACTCGACCATGATGGAGAAAATTGTTCGGATAGTTGAGATAATGTACCTTGAAAGTAAGCAAACTGCTCAAATGTATCTGATTTTGTTTCGCCAGTATAAGGGTCTTTCGACCTATTAGCTGTTTCAAAAAGAAAAGGAAAATACTGTTGATTTGCAAGAAGGTTTGCTTGCGAATCTACATCTAACTCTTCTCCGGTCTCAAGAGTTTGTACTGGTTCTCTATTCCATACAGCAGGCAATAACTCTCCACTCCCATACACATTACCAGCAATATTAGAATAAAAACCTCTATCTCTTGAAATATATGTTGAATACTGAGCATCTTCTTCAAAGCTTATAGCTCCACTTTTTGGTGTCGCTATTCCGCTTTTAAGATATCTTGGTTCTTCAATATCTCTAATATCAGTTCTTGACAGAAAACCTCTTGGTACGCTTCCTTTTGTGCCTCGGCTTAAAGATTCTTCGGGTTCAGCATCTGGATTCCTGAATTCATTTATATAGTCTCTTGTATACAACAAATCCCAAGATTTTTGTATATCAGTAAAGCTAGTGTCAAAACCATTAAAAGTTACTTCTGTTCCATCATCCAAAGTGCCAGTCCTCAAAGCAGAAAAAACCCCTCTTCTTGGTAAAAGTTGGTTTTGCTGCAATATCAAATCTAATGGCACCTGACTGTTATCCTTACCATTGATGGGACTGCCAACACCTATGTTTTTAGCACGTACCTTCCACAGGTCTTCTAATAATTCTCTGTTGGGCGGCGGGCCTACATGCACATCTAACTCAGATCTAACTTGGTATTGAGCATTGGCGTTTCCAGATCTATTTTGAAAAATGTTTACTTCTGTATTCCAATGTTTATATCCTTCAGTTTGCCCTAAGTTAAAACCTTTATTAGCAAAACTTATCCTCAACCCTTCGTTAGATACGCCTTTATCATAATACCCTAACGAATCATAAGCGTAAACATAATTACTTTTGTTTGACTGATATGTTCTTTCAACAGATGCTTCTACATATTTGTTAGAGTGTCTTGTTGGGTTTGGCGTGGCTCCACCTATAGTGTCGTATCTAGCTGTACCTTTTGCTATATCTATAGCAATAGCTCTTTCTTCTCTTGTTCTCGCTCCAACGGGCCCAGAAAATTCCTTAATACCTATTATAGACCTTCTAGCTGGATTGAATTCGTTATTTTTCCATCTTTTTATAAGGTCATCATCACCTTCATTTGTGTTTTGTCTTCTTACATAAAAATCTCTTTCGGTATCCTTTAAGGTTTTTACATAATCTTTCTGAATATCTTCTCTTGGGTATCTTTCTGTTGGTCCTCCACCAGAAGGTAATTTGCCTATTCTATTTTTTTCTATTGGATCATAGTCTTTGTTTTTCCATCTTCTGGTGAGATCGTCCTTGCTGGTCTCTGCTCTTGTTTCCCTACCATCAATAGCATCTGCAACTCTCTCAATGGTTTTTACATAATCTTTTTGAATATCTTCTCTTGGATATGCTTTAACTGACCCTCCGTAAAGTGGAATATTTCCAATTCTATTTTTTTCTATTGGATTATAATTTTTATTGTTCCATCTTCTTGTAAGGTCATCCTTACGTTGCTCTGCTCTATCTTCCCTACCATCTATGGCATCTTTTACTCTTTCTACGGTTTGCAAATCCGCAGAAATTTCTGAATCCCTTTTAGATTTTTGTTTTTCAGCATTCCATCTTTGTAACATCTCAGACATTAATGGTGATTTTAAATACAATTCCATATTTCTTTCTTTACGTTCTATGTTATCTTTTATAGAGCGTAATTCAGTGGTATAATCATTTCTTCTATTTTGATATAACGTTAGTAGTTTAGGCATAATAATTTCTCTTATATATTGTTTGACATATCTGTAAATCTTTCGCCTACTGATTTAGCCACTTGTCTACCGTCCAGCGTTACAGCTATTGGTCTATTTGATATCGCTGCAATTTCTTGTCTTAACATCTTTATTTCGTTTATCAAAGCATCATTACCCCCACCACCAGCATCACCGCCAGCGCCACCACCACCACCACTACCAACAATGTTAGGTGCAATAGATCTTAACTCACTCATAACTTCTGGTTTTACTTTGCCCCCGCTCTTTATTCTATCAACAGGAACAATAACTTCCTTTTCGCCGGTTTCACCTACCATTGACATTGTAGGCTTAGTTACTACTCCACCTTCAGAAAACCAATTCAATGGGTTTAGTTTTCCTAATAAATTCTTAATCCCTTTAACCATCGCACCACCTACTTTGCCAAATATACCTCCTACGGCCTTAATAATTTTAAGAGCTCCCTTTATTATTGCTTTGGGGATAGACCAGACCAGCGCTTTGACCATTTTAAATAATGCTCCTACAATTTTTACAACTATTTTGCCAACAAATTTAAATACTGCAGTAAGTGCCTTTTTTATTTGTGGAAAGAATTTTACAAGAATCATTATTACGGCTATTAACGCCAGTACGGCAAGACCAATGAGAGCAAATGGACCCATAGAAACGATCAAAGCGATAAGAGTCGGTATTAAACCGGCTATGACGGTAATTATGGTCATAAAGAATGCGGCCACCACTGACCAAACACCAGCTAGGAGTGCAACAAACGCTGGAAACAAAGCGCCCCATATCGCCCCTGCTACTGCCATTAACGCTCCAAATAAAGCGCTCAATCCCGTAATTAAGGCACCCCATATCGCAGCAGCAGCAGATGCTAAAGCACCTATTAATGCAGGTATTATACCCAATAAACTACTAAAAAATTTTGTCAACGGCCCAGCATTTTCTAACGCCTCCGATGCGGCCTCTGTGCTCATTTTTCTAATTTCCCAAGCCTGTTTGATAGCAAATAATATCTTCTCAGCGTTGAATAAAGCCCACATACCTTTTTCTATCAACTTCTGTTGTATCATAGCTTTTAGTTGTGTCTTCGCAGCATCTTTAAAACTTTTTCCGCTTGCCATTAATCCTTGTACACCTAAGGCAAAATCACCAACAGCTTCTTTCATCAGTGTATTTGTGCCTGGTCCACCTCCCTTGCTCGGATCACCTTGATTTAATATAGCTTGTGTGTTTGCGTCCAGTTCCTCTGATACTCTTGCTTGTATTTCTGCTTGGTCAGTTAAACCTTGCTGTCTAAAATATTCCTCTAAATTTTGTTGTTTTTCTTGGGCCATTAGGTAATCTTTTTGCTTTTGTTCTCTTGCTTTTCTATCACCAAGAAGAAAATTACCTAACCCTTGCATAGCAGCTTGTGATGGTTTCATACCGTTTCTTAAACCACTTATTATTTCATTTGCAATAACGCCTTTTTCACCAAAGCTACTTTCTATTTTGTTTTGTAAAGTGTCAAGAGCCAGCGTTATGGCAGCTTCTTTTTTATCTTTGGCTTGCAAGAATCTACCGACATCACCTATTAGTTTCGAGTTATTCTGTAAGAAATCTCCCACACTCCCCATCTCATTCATCAACGCTTCATTGTTGTTGATAAATGTCTCCGCACTTTCCATGTGTCTACCAACAGCTTCCAAAAAGCCCCAGCTAAATTTCTTTTGGTCGTCTAGTCTATCTTTATTTAACTGATCTTGCACATTTTGCTGTTCTAACTGAGCGTCAGTGGTATCTTTTATTGAAGCGGATAATCTTCTTTCTGATGCTGTTAAGTCACCAGCAGATGTAGCTAATGCTGTAGCTGCTTGAGCGCCACCTAAAGAGGCTCCTAGGTCAGACTTAGCACCGAGGCCAGTGCCAACAGCGCCACCACTAACACCTACCGGCCCTAACCCGCCAAAGGCGCGCCTATAACCCATTTTTTCCATTCCTCTTTCAACTTCTTTAGCTACAGGTTTTCCGGTCATCCAACGTTCCATTGGTAAATACATCTCGCCCGGACGTTCCTCTGCTACAAGAAGTGTTGGTTCATTAAAAATCTCACCCATCGGATTTGGTTTTCTTGGAGCTGCGCCCACTTTATCGGCTTTGCCCTTGGCTAGTTTTTCAACGTCAAAATCACCCGACTTTGCGCTGGTATACATTTTGAGCTTTTGCCACGCAGACATCTTATCTAATTGATCTATATTATTTTTTTGCAAATAATCTTTTATTTTTTGAGGACTCATTTTTTTTATGGCCTCTTCGCTAAAACCATATCCTCCGCCACTAATATCAACACCATATTGTGCAGCTAACTCTTCGGCAGACATTCCTTCTACATTCACCTCGGAAACACTATTTGGTATGTTAGCCCCCATGCTAGCTCCGCCACCTCTTCTTCTTCTGCCTCCTCGTGACTTCGATGTGGGTTTACTGGGCGTGCCTGCTGCTGGAGGTGGGGGTGGGGCTGTACTTGGTTTTGTTGGGGTTTCCAGTCCGGCAGCTCCATTTTTTGCAGCTTCCAAACCATCAGCGACAGCATTTTTACCACCGCCAGCCATATCCCTAGCAACGTTCACTCCACTTAAAGCGATACCTATTCCTGTACCAATGCCAGGAAATAAGCTAGCAACAGCTGCAACAAACTCTATAGCAGCGCCAAGATAATCACCTTTTTTAAACCTATCTATCATATCGTACATGGAAAACAACAAACCCAACAAAGGTATCTTTTTTAGAAAACCTTTACCAATAGCTCCGGAGAAAATTTCCTTTAGGCCGGTCAACATCTTCGGTCCAGCTCCTCTAAGAAGGCCCAAAACGGAACCTACAATCGCACCACCTTTGCCTTTGGGTACTTTGGGCAAGGACTTGGGCGTTGATGGCCCTTCTTTACTTGTGGTGGTTACGGCATCGGCTCCAAAACTTGATAAAGAGTCGAGTAAACCAGAAGCGGCATCAGCCATTTTTACATATAAAGGATTTCTCTCCGTTCCATCGGCTTTACCTAAACCAATTTTTTTCTTAACAGCGCCACCTACAAGCATAGTAGCTAGACCAGCTATAATAGAAAGTTTAGGATTTTCAAAAACCCACTTTAACATATTTGATATGGTTGTAACTACTGATTTTATTGTTTTAAATCCTTCCACCAAAGTATCTTTTGATGGCATTATGCCTTCAAGAGTGTTTTTGAAACCTACTAGAGCTTCATCAATACCTTGGCCTGAACCAAATATATCAATAAACGCGTCCACTACATTATTGGTAAGTGGCACTATCGCTGATTTAAAAGTGTTACCTATTTTTTCAAGTGTGGCTTGGTTTTGTGTTGCCAAATCACGAAGGTCCTGTTCGGCCGCCAGAGAAGTCATCTTGTCTTTAATGGCTTCTTTGTTATCTTTTAAATATTGGGCGTTAACCTCGGCCAAGCTTGTTCCTTTTTCCAAAATTAGTTGCTCAACGGCGGCTTGCTCTTCCGCGGCTTCTACACCTAAACCTTTCAATTTATTTTGAAGAGTAAAAGATTTTATAATCGCAGGGTAATCTTTACCTAAAACTTTTTCTAAGAATTCAACTTGAGATTTGTCCGTTGTTACTAATTCACCTTTAGCGTTTATTTGGTCTTTTAGAGATTGAAGTACTTTGTTTTGCAGACCTTCAGTATCTCCTGCTCTTGCAAGTCTTGTCATTTCCATGGCATCGAATTTTGCCCCAAACAAAACTGCGGCTTCTTGAGATAAACCTAAACTGCTTTCTAAGTCTTGGAAGTTTTCAGCAGCGCTAGCTGATTCACTTAAGCTTGTACCTAATTGTCTAGCTCTTATAGCGGCCTGTTTCAATCTTTCGGGAGCCATTAATAACGCAGCATTAGTTTGTTCTGAATAAGAGGTAACATCTCTAAATACCAAACTAGCAGATATACCTGCGTTTACAGCGTCATTTTTCATTGTGTTTGCAAAATCTTGAGCGTTCGCCGCGGACATACCTAACGTCTTGGTCAATATCTTTAATGTACCAACCGCTTCTTCGGAACTCATTCCTAGTCCCGACATAAGAGAGCCGGTGATTTCAAGGTTTTCTTGAGTTACATAAGCCAACTTTCCGTAAGTGTTTATAACATCACTTACTATCGCCGCTTGCTGCTCGGTATCTATACCCATTTGCTGAAGCGCACCCGAAGCTGCTATAAACTGTTTTCTCATTTGGCCGCTAGCAGAGACAGATGTGCCAGCAGCTTTTGCGATGTTAACAAAAGCCTTATCTGATTGGTTTAATACATTTAGGACAGCAGCGCCAAGGGTAGCGCCACCAAGAACAGCAGTTAATTTTCCAAAAAAACCAGAAAATAATTTACCTAACGTGCCACTTTGAAATTCTGCAATTTGAGAAGATATACCTTCTACAGCTTTAGTAAAAGAATCTAACTCTTTTAAATACGATTCTTTTAGTTTAGTTTCCTCTTTGAGGTTATTTATTTTTGTTTGTAAATATTTTATTTCTTTTTTATCTAACTTTTCGTGTATTCGCCCATTCGCTAATCGTATTTCAAGTTGCTTCTTTTCTTCCTTGTTTTGCTTGATGGTTTCTCTTAATGCTTTTCGTCTTTCTGCACGATCTTTTTTAGTAAATTTTTCATATTCATCCTGATATTTTTTCTTATTTTCAACTTCTTCATCATCTACTTTTTCCGATTCATCATTGTTTTTCTTTTTCTTAGATAAAGCATCAGCGGCCTCGGCTTGAGTATCTCTCAATGTAGACGCAAGATCACGCATAATCTCTGCAGTTTCGTGCAAAGAGTCTTTTATTTCCTTTATTTCTGATGATAATTGATTTGATATATCAGGCATTGTATTTTGCAGTACTAGTTTTTAGAAAAATATCTTTTAAAGTCGGACATCTTTAATGTTTTAATATCATTCTTATTCATAGGTTTGCTTTTGTTAGCTTTTTGAATATCCTTGTTAGAAAGCATATCTCTCCCTATAACTTGCCCTAAAGTTAATCCATTAGATAGTTTTTTCTTGGAAGCTTTTTTTAATCTGGAGTCCATTTTACTAAGTAAATCTTTTTTTCTTTTCTTGAGTTTTTTTATTTCTGATTCTTTTGTTTCAAGCTCAAGTCTTTTATTAATATAGGCTAAGAGACCAGACACCATTGTCATTTTTAATAATGCTGAAAGACTTTCCATTGTGTAGCTCCATTTTATATGGTATTATTCACTATAAATAAATATACCTCTCTGCAAAAAAACAGAGAGGTATAATGCAACTATATTACTTTTTTCTCATCGCTTCTTTTTCAGCTTTATTTTTTTCTTCTAAAGCTTTATTAACTCTTTTTATCCACCACTGTCTAAAAGAAACGGGCATATTGTAAGCGTCTTGAAAACTAAGTTTTCCATAATATACACAAGCGAAAACTTCTTCCCAAAAATATTCTTTATGGCTTTCATTCAGGCCAAAAGAAACCCACCCCTATTGGGATGTCCACCTCCTCCTTATGGCCGCAATAACTACAAGTGAAGGGTTGTTTCATAATTACATCAGGTTCATTATCGTTTAGATATTTTCTAAAAGCTCTAGAATCTCTTATAGACATACTTTTTACAAAATTACTTATTGTTTCTGGCGAATCATCACCGTTGACAGATAATATTTGCTTTGAATATCTAGTTGTTATGTTTCTTTCCAAAGGTGACCCTGTTTTTTGTTTCGTCACTCTAAGCACTTCCTGTATTTCGTTTTCTTCCATTGAGGTTAGGAATCTAAACTTTATATTTATGCCGCTTGGAAGTGCAAAATCAAATGCAGGATTATTTACATCTTCTGGATTCAAATCTAATGTTCTTACAGCTAACCCACTCAAATCAAAAGTATAATTATTTTCTTCTTCACAACTTGGACAATCTAATCTAACTTCATAATCTGGGCCATAACCACTTATTCTAAGAAAAGTCATTATTGAATTTTTATCACCAGAAACCAAGTCATCTACGCTTATACTTTTATCAACAATACAACTTTGTAGTAGGTGGTCAAGTGCCTTACCAGACCTTAGAAGGGATCTTGATGTTAGTATGTCTTCGTCTGCAGCAGTAAGATGTCTTACTTCAATAAATTCTTCTTTGTGCAATGGATGGGTTTCCCCGTAAAGTTTACCCATGCTTGGTAAAAGCACCATATCTCTTGGTACAGAGTAACCGGATCTTTGTTCATCTTTATTAGCCACCTCTTGTCGAGGAATAGGGGGAGATGCACCTTCTGCTGTATCTTCCTCTACTTTAATTTTTGATTTAGCCATTTTAGACTCCTTATATAAAAATGTTATAACATATAATATATGTTAATAAAAAAATAAAGAGTTGTAAACAGCAAAAAAAAGCACCCCTAAAAAAGAGGTGCTTTTTTATTTATATAAATACTATTAGTATCTCAGAATACACTCATCTGGTCTAACAGTAATGGATATCTCTACAGGATCAGCACCATCGTAAGAAAGATCACCAAAAGTAGCTTCAGAAATAAAAGCTCCTCTGATGTCCCACTTTTCTACTGATGCGCCGACGGGATCAAGCATTTCGATTGAGAAATTCTTCTTGTAAAAAGAAGCATATCCATCACGACCAGAAATTGTTTCGTGAGAAAGTCTAACCCATTCCATAACACGTTGAGCTGATGAAGGAGCGATAGGATCGTGCAATGTCATTGCGATTGTACCCCATTCACCCTTACCGGCCAAATATCTCTTGCTGTTGATATAATCAATAGTAACTGGTTCCATTGTAAAAGATGGTCTTGCAACAGTTTTGAGAGTATAAGCAGGGATTTCTTCATCTTGAAAGAAAAGAATCCAACGATTATTTCTTTTTGGCTCAAATGTATCTGGTAACAGCCTTCCTTGATTTAGTGTTGTTACTGCCAATTTCTTTCTCCGTTTTGTTTATTATAAATATATAAAACAAATAAAATTTGTTGGGGGTTATCCCCCAACAAATTATTTATTTACTAAACTTCATCAAATGATGCACCACTACCGTCAACATTAAAGTCAAAGATAATAATTTCAGCGGCCTGTGTAGGCTGTAGGAAAATCTTACCTTTGATAATGTTTCTGTCAACTAGATCGGGTGTTGTTGTTGATTCGTCTAGTATAGCTCTAAACTGTGTCAAACCATTTTGAGCCTGTACTGTGCTCAAATATTCGTTTACTCTTGCTAGAATTGCACCTTGTGTAGATTCGTTGTTAGCTTCAAAGACAAACAATCTTGAGAAACCAGCGATTGTCTTTCTTACTTCTACTAGCATTCTTCTAACATTGACTCTATCAAGCACTGACTGCTTCTTCTGCAGTGTCTTCTGACCGAAGATAACAATACCTTGGCCTGGGAATGTAGCTATTGGGTTTACGTTTACTGTATAGAGACTATCTCTTTGAGATTGATTTAGTCTACGTCTTGCTTCCAAAACAGTATCCAATCCACCTCTTGTAAATCCTGCTGGTGCAAACCAAGGTTGGGCAACGCTGTCGTTGAATGCGTAAGCACCAAGCACTTCTACACTTGGTGGTACCCACATTAGACGATTGTTTTCAGCGTCATTAATTCTAACCCAAGGGTAATAAGCAGCAGCATAATTTGTGTCATACTTAGCTGACTCTGAAATAGCGTTAGATACACTTAGTGCCAACCCAGCGCCGCTTGTTGATGTGTCACCCAAATCAATAATAGCGAAAGCATCGGAACGTGCTGTAATCATGTCAACAAGCTTATCGTTTGTTGTGCCAGCTTCACCGGAGTGCACACCAGGCACTGCGATAAGATTGAAATCAACTTCTTCTGGATTAGAGAGAATGTTGATAGCTGTTGAGAAGTCAGCGCTGATGCTGCCGTCATTATATGAATTAGCCATATCTTTTCTTGGGTCGAAACCATCAGTACCACCATACATAGCTACTGTAAAACGAATCTGATTTGTTGTCGAAAAGTTTCCAGCGTTGACACCTGTTGTGTCAATCAAAGTGTATGATGATGGGACATTAGTAATTTCATCAGCAGCAGTACCATAAACAATACCTGCCTGCTGTGCAAAAGTACCGTTGCTTGTGTTTACTACAGAGTTCTTAAGTCTATCAGCCATACCAGCGTCAAGAGAAACACCTGCATATGTTGTAGATGAAACCTCTCCTCTTGCGTTTAGGTGGTTTGTCTTAAGACTTACAGGAGCGTATGTGCAAAATCCTGTAGCGAAATCAGAATCAAAGTTGTTACCTGTGATAACAGATGTGAATGTACCACCTGCTTGTGTCAACACTGACTCTTCCACTGTGATTTCAGTAGTTGTTGCGCTAACGACAGTGAAATCACCATCGTTGCCTGGGAAAGTTACAACTGTTGTGTCTGCGATTGTAACATTGCCACTTAGGTTTACAGTTGTTACAAATCCATCATCACTGAAACTGTCAACAGTAACACCTAATGATTCACCAGATACTTGCACATCACTACCAACAACAATATCAATCACTGTACCAATTATGATTGTGGATGCGGTCGTAAAATCAGCGTTAACAGCACCTGAAGATGTAGTACCAGCAACTGTAATTGTAGCACCAGCATCTAAAAATCCCCATTCAGTGTGAGGTGTAGGATCTGTTATTGTGCCAGTGTTTGAATAAGCAATAGCTGTATCTGTTACAGAAAATTCAATTGTTGTTCCCAAAGCGTCCCTGTTTGTTGGGTTGACATTAGCTGTAGGATATCCCTTAAAACCAGCAGGGTGTGCATTTGTTGGTGCACCTTCCACAACTTCAACTCTAACAAACTTTGATTTGTTTTCAAAATCACCATCATACATAACTTCAACAGGAGATGTGTTAAAGTTATAAACGGGATAACGATCACCAATAGCTCTGCCGACATACTTAGCAGAAGATGGATCCATAGTAACGTCTTCATATGATTCCAAAACTTGTGGTTGGTCATCTGTATCACCTGCTGCACGAATAGCAATGCTAAATGTGGGGAATTCTGTAGCAGAATCAGATTTGTTAACGTTTGTTACTGAAACTTTTACAGAAGCAGGTGAGTGTGTCATTTGATGAAACTTAAACATTTCAAATACTTGACCATCAAAGTTCTGTGAAACAACAGAGGGTGTCTGAGGCTCAAACAATCCAGCAACGGTATCAAACTGAGTTGTACCTACTGTGTTTCCAGATTGAGCTGTAACACTAACCCAATTTGGTACACCGTTGGTGTTTTCAGATGCGTTATCTACTGTGCCAGCGTAGTCACCAACAGCGTAGTCGAATACAGCATCAGTGTAAAGGTCGCTAAAAAGCTCACCATCTGTGTGCTTCTTGGGGTTGCTACCGATTACTTTCTTAATATACTTGGGGCTTGAGGGACTAAGTGAAAGACCAGTGGCGATTTCACCATTAGCGCTCAGCGCAAAGTTTGTTGGGCTGCCAGATACAAGAATGTCAGAGGCATCGTTGCTTCTTCTTCTAACAATACCGAGAACGGCGTTGCCATTTACCAAAGAAGCTGTTGTTGTAGCTGACTCTGGGAAAGCAAGCACGCCTGCTTGACCAACACCAGTGGCGCTACGACCAGCTAGCTTTACAAATGTCAAGCTATCTGCGCTTCTAAGATAATTTCTTGCGGCATATCCAGCATAATGTTCGGGATTTAGTCCACCAAATACTTCCTTAAACTGACCAAAACCTGTGACAGTAATAGGTCTGTAAGCTGGACCTTTTGATGACAACCCGATTAGAGCAGCACCAACGCCAGCTTCGGCAGCAGATGGAATAAATGATTCGTCTATTTCCTGTGTATACACACCAGGAGATACGAAAACACTTGCCATGCTTTTTCTCCTAAATTAATAATGTAAAATAATAAAAAAACAATTTGTCTTTTTTTACAAGTAAGTTGCATAAGTAGAATGTTATTTTGACGCAAATACTTTATAACCTATAACACTTATAATAAATACGTTTTAAAAAACCCAAAAAAAAGAGCCTATCATAAAGATAGGCTCTTTAAAGTTAGATTTTATTTATTTTTACTTGCTAGCTTCTACTGATTCCTTACGATACTGAGTTGCTAGCTTTTTAATTTCGCCAATAGCCTTACGTGCTCTTTGTGCCGCGGCCTTGTTTCCGTTGCTAACAAACTTATCGTGATTCTCGCGAAAGCTCTCAAACAATTCTTCAATATTTGAATATGTTTCCATATCACTAATCTCCATCTTCGGTATATTCTGGTTATGTGATAAAATTATTCAGCCGCAGCGTCTGCTTCAGCGATCGGCTCTGGCTGTTCTTGCTGTGTTAAATCGATTCCAAGCTCTTCCAACAATTCATTCAACTGCAACAATGCACCTCTGTTGACAGTATAATTTTCTGTTAGCGTGTTAAGCTGACGTTGAGTCTCTTGCACTTGCTGAGCAAGCTGATTGAGAACACTGATAATGTTTTCGCGCTTACTCAATAGTGCGTCTGATTCTACTGATGCCATATCTTACCTACCTTTCTTTATTTTATTTTCTAACAACAAACAATATAGTAGTATGTTGTCGTCTTCAAATTTTGAATGACCTTGTGTGTAATATTTTATAGATGTTTGGTAATCGCCCATTATATCATAAGCTTTACCTAACATATAATAGCTTTCTATATCTTCTGGGTTATTTTCTAATCTTTTTATACACAGCCTAATATATTCTTCATCAACAGCTAAATGTTGCCAACTATGTATCAAAATATTAGAATCAATACGTTTTAAACCCTCTCTATCTATAGTATAATAAAGATTTTCGCCTATGTTATACTTGTATCTTATTCTTTTATCGTTTCTGAATAATCTAATACACTTTTTTTGTATACATCTAGAATACCCTCTATAGAAGCTGGCATCGATTGTGGCAGGGTCTGTATTTTCTTGGGAAGTATATAGGTTTATTTCCGTTTCAAAGCCATAGGTGTCATTGGCGTTGCCATAGAGTATTCCATTTGATATGCGTTGAATACTATTTGCATCTATTTCGTCGTTGACATTCATTTTGAATATCCACTTACCACTACAACAATCTAAACCTTTGTTATAAGCAGAAGAATAATCATCTTCCAAGTCTGTTTTCACTATAACTATTTTTTCGTTATAGTCTTTATATATAAATTTTTTTCTATTACCCGTTATAACCACAACAGCTTCATCAATGATGCTTTCAAAATCATTTATAATAGAATAAACTTTTTCGTATTCATCTTTGCATACTATCAGTAGTGATAAATCTTTCATATATACCTGCTATAAAAAAACACTCAGAGCCTAAACTCTGCTCTGAGTGTCTGTGTAATAACCTTAATCACGATAAATGAAATCACTCACCCCCTTTGGTTGCCTGCGAAGCAACTGATGTGATTATTTAGTATTAAGGCTCGCCTATATATTTTTATAATAAATTTTTGCTTGGTTTGTAAACTAATTTTCTTCTTTTAGTGCTTCTCTAAAAACTGCTTTGGCTTCTTTTTCAGCTTCCTTTAATTTTTCTTCACTTGCTTTTCTTTGCGCCTTCGCTTTCTCTTCGTTGGCTATAACTATTTTAGTTATTTCGTCAAGCTCATCTTGTGTTAAAGGCTCTAGACCATTCTTTAATGTTATTTTGTGAATAACGCCAAAAATTATTTGCATTTCGTTTTCATTTATATGTGTATGAAATTCTTCTATTGAGGCGTTATATATGTCTTTAAAAACAAATTCCATGTTGGCTCTTAATTGTTTACCATTTATTTGCTTTGAAACCTCTGTAGAAATTAATTTTTCTTGCATTGTATAGTGTATTGCTTCGTGAGCTATGTATATAATAAAAACAGAAAATGTTATATTACCAATTATTTGTAAAAACTTTTCAAAATTATTCATAAATACCTTCCTATAAAAAATGGTCTTGTCATATTATATTATAATACAACAAGACCATTATATATAAGTTTTATTTTACTTGTTTACTACGGGCAATGCCATGTCTCGCTTTGCCCATCACCATTAGAGTTTATAGTTATAAACTTACTAGCTCCGATGGGATTGCCAGGGGGAGAAGATACGTAAGTTGTTGGGCCAGAAGTGGTGAATCCAGTTGCTGGACAAGAAATATCACACTTAAACCTAGCAGTCGATTGACTACCCGCGTCGGGTGTTATTGTTACTTCTTGACCATTAGACAAGCCAACGGATGTCTGACCACTAATAGAGCCAACACTGGTGCTGTATCCAAAATCACATTTATTCACCCTAACATCACTTGTTAAATATCCTCCTGAACTAACAAGAAGGTCTGATCCAGATGTACCTTCTGAAGCGGAAAATGTGCCGCCTGATCTGTCAGGCATAGAGCCTGTTCGTGCTGTAAAAGCAGAGCCATTAGAAGTGCCATAATACTGCTGCCCACTTCTAACATTTTCCTCGCCTGTATCTCTAGCTCCACTTATACCAGAGTGGCTTTCCGTGTTAACAGAATTACAACTTACACTTTGATATGGTCCCGAATTCGCAGTTTGTCCGTGGTTAATTGTTGCTGTCTTAGAAACTCTATTGATTTTCACATCTCCTGATAAGTATCTGTCACCTGTTGCAACAACATAATCTCCTGATCCTGAAACAGGAGTATTGGTTGATCCTGATTGTGTTGAAAGAGAGCCGCTGCGTCTTTGCCCACTTGAAGTCCAATACTCATAACCACTCCGTACCTGAGCATCATCAGCGTCTGTGGTGCCAGTGCCTGCATCTACAACATCAACACTAATACTGCTATAGTAACCTGCAGCATACCCTCCATCAGAAGTAAAGCTACCGGCCCCGTTGTTAGCCATTGTGCCATCCACTACACTACCGTTTGTGTCCCATGCCTCATACCCACTAAGAATTTGAGCACCGGCAGCGTCAGTATCCGCTGTGCCTGCATCTATAACACTTACTGTGCCGCCACTATAATAACCAGCGTCCAACGAAACATCATCAGTGTTGAATGTAGGTGCACCTCTGTTTGGCATTGTGCCGTCAATTAAAGATCCTGTCGAACCCCAAGCTTCATACCCTGCAAGAATTTGCGCTCCACCAGCATCTGTGTCAGCTGTACCTGAAGCCACAACATCAACTGATATACTACTATAATAGCCTGCAGGTTTGCTGCCATCAGAAGTAAAACTTCCAGCGCCATTATCAGGCATTGTACCATCAACTAAATCACCAAGCTCACTCCATGCCTCATAACCACTAAGAATTTGTCCTCCGCCAGCATTTGTATCACCGGTGCCTGGGTGAATTACATCAACTGTTATACCACTATAATAACCAGTATTTTTTACACCGTCAGTATCAAAAGTCACAGACCCTCTGTTTGGCATTGTACCATCAACTAAATCACCAAGCTCACTCCATGCCTCATAACCTGTGAGTATTTGAGCACCTGAGGCGTTTACATCACCAGTACCTGGGTGAATTACATCAACTGTTATGCCACTATAATAGCCAGCGCTTTTCGTACCATCAGTGTCAAAGTTTACTGAGCCTCTGTTAGGCATCGTTCCATCAACTAAACCACCAGTAGAATTCCATGCCTCATAACCACTAAGAATTTGCGCTCCACCAGCATCTGTGTCAGCTGTACCTGAAGCCACAACATTAACTGTAATGCCGCTATAGTATCCTGCAGCATACCCTCCATCAGCAGTGAAACTTCCGGCTCCGTTATTGGGCATAGAGCCTGTTACAAGTGTTCCGTCAGATTGAAAGCCTTCGTTAGATACTAATAATGTAGCTGCTGTAACATCTGGTGTAGCTGTGTTTCCATTCAATCTATTTCCAGAGCTTGGATAAGTTCCTGTATTACCAGCAATACCAACACCAATCCTTACATTAGTTGCAGATAGGTTTGTTGGGTTGTTGATGGTCAAATCTTTATCTACATAATCATTATTAGTTTGCAATGTGAATGGAAAATTAGCTGGTGTATATGAACCACTTGATATGCTACCACCATTAGACAAAGCACCTCCATATGTTGGAATAGTTCCGGTGGTTTCTGTCATGCCAGCACCTGTATAAAAAGTGAAGCCACTCATTACATTAGATGCTGCTGCTGTTCCTGCTGTAAAAGCAACAGCTTCGTTGGCATCTATTGCTGATGTAAGACCATCTAAGTCAGCGTCATAAGCTACTAAACCCCAACTAGAGCCATTACAAAAATACAATCTATTGTTAACAGTGCTCATCATTAGATTACCTTGTCTAGATGCTTCACAAGTAGGCAATCCCCCTTCTGGCACATCTAACAAAGCTGTAACTTGTATGGTGTCAGTATTTGCTTTTGAAGCATCTAACCTTTGACCCAAAGCAATTTTATATACAGCAAACTTATTAGCCAATCTCATTGTGTCTTCGACAGCTTGTGTTCCTCCAATCTGAGCAAAGGCATTGGTATATAAAAATAAAACAAAAATTAAGTTAATGATTTTAGCCATCTTGTTATCCTTTCTGTTAGGCCCATTGCATAATAATCCTGTAATTTAATTATGCTTGCTATGATATTCCAATTAGTGCCATCACAAAAATACAATCTACTATTAGATGTGTTGACAGCTATATTTCCTTTTGTGCTTGTGTTACACGTTGGTAAAACTATCTCAGGCACTTTTAATTCTTTTTCTACAATAAGACTATCTAAAATTATTGTGGAAGCATCTAATCTCTGCCCCTTATCTATTTTGTATACAGAAAATTTATCAGCTAATCTCATTGTGTCATCAACAGCTTGAGCGCCTCCTATTTGAGCAAATAGAGGTTGTGTCATAAATAATAATAAAACTACTAACAATAAATTTTTCATTTTTTAATCCTTGTGTTTTATTCTGAAGTTGTTGAAGTTGAATCAGGTTTTTGAAAGCGTGATTTTTGTGCAATATAATAATTCTTCCAAACATCATACACCGATGAAGCTTTTTTAGCAAATTGTGTGTTTTTATAATGAGTATCTTTTTCTACAGATATACTATTCATAATATTTTTTTGTTGTTCAATGGTTGGAAAATAATCCATAATAACTTCATCTTCTTCACTAAAAAACCTACCATTCCATATACCTATATAGCATCTGGTTTCATCCGACATTTCTGATTTGTCAAAAAAAACAAAATACAAGTTTAGTGTGTCGAAACTAGCGTAAGCGTTAGATAAAACTTGCAGGTTTTCAACTTTAATTTCAACATCAGTCAAATTTTGTTCTATTGTATTATCTACAGCAACATCTCTTTCGCCCCAGATACTATAAATTAAATTATTTTGAGTGTCTTTTAAATTCAATAAATTGTATTTTTCAGCATTAATATAATCCACATTAGCTATTAAAAAAAACAAAACAATAAGCATAAATTTCATTTTATCCTACCTTTCTTTTAGCATCCACAAGTTACAGTTTCCAATATTGGCAGATTTCCGCTATGAGTAAAACATCTTCTACCACCCGCTGTTTCTGGACCAGTGGAAGCGTAATCAAAAACATTCGCCTGCGCATCCCCAGTGGTAGTCGATACCACTGTTGTAGTTCCGCATTTCTCATTACAAAAAAATCCCGGAGACAGCGGCAGATATGTTTCATTTCTTAACTTATAATTACTGCCGCAACCAGATGTAGTTGTAGAGTATTCGGTGTCCCCCTGCGAGCAGTGATATACGCTAGATGACGAGCCGTCATTAGCATTAATTGTTATCTGATTGCCTAACTCGATATTGGTACCGGAACTACCAGCGGTCGGACCAGTTACACTAAAACCGGTGCTGGCAGAATTGCACGTAACACTTTGATATGGTCCCGAAGACGCAGTTTGTCCGTGATTAATTGTTGCTGTCGCAGAAACTCTATTGATGGTTACATCGCCCGATAAATATCTGTTGCCTGTTGCAACAACATATGAACCGGACCCTGAAACAGGAGTATTGCTTGACCCAGCTTGAGTGGAAAGAGAGCCGCTGCGTCTTTGCCCACTTGAAGTCCAATATTCATAACCAGATCGCACTTTAGCATCATCTGCGTCTGTGGTGCCAGTGCCTGATTCTATCACATCAACAGTTATTCCGCTGTAATAACCAGCGCTTTTTACACCATCGCTATTAAAAGTTGCTGAGCCATTATCAGGCATCGTACCGTCTATCAAACCACCAGTTGACCCCCAAGCTTCGTATCCACTAAGAATTTGAGCACCACCAGCATTGGCATCACCAGTGCCCGCTGCAACTACATCAACACTTATACTACTATAATAACCTGCACTATAGCTCCCATCAGCAGTGAAACTTCCAGCTCCATTATTAGCCATTGTGCCATCAACTAAAGATCCAGACTCGTTCCAAGCCTCATATCCACTAAGAATTTGGCCGCTACTAGCATTCGTATCACCAGTACCTGCCGATATTACATCAACAGTTATGCCACTGTAATAACCAGCACTTTTTACACCATCACTATTGAAAGTTTGGGAGCCGTTGTTAGGCATCGTTCCATCAACTAATCCACCAGTAGAGTTCCATGCTTCGTATCCACTAAGAATTTGAGCGCTACCAGCATTTCCATCGGCAGTACCAGAAGCAACTACATCAACAGTTATGCCACTGTAATAACCAGCGCTTTTTACGCCATCGCTATTAAAAGTTTGAGAGCCGTTGTTGACCATTGTGCCGTCAACCAAAGATCCAGATTCGTTCCAAGCTTCATAACCACTAAGAATTTGACCACCACTAGCGTTTACATCACCAGTGCCTGTTGCAATTACATCGACAACTAGACTGCTGTAGTATCCTGAGTTTTTAGTTCCATCAGTATTAAAAGTTTGAGAGCCGTTATTAGGCATAGTTCCATCTATCAAATTACCAGTAGACCCCCAAGCTTCATAACCACTAAGGATTTGTCCACCGGCAGCATCACCATCACCTGTGCCAGAAGCCACAACATCAACAGTTATTCCGCTATAGTAGCCAGCGTTTTTTACACCATCACTATTGAAAGTTTGGGAGCCATTATTAGGCATCGTTCCATCAACTAATCCGCCACTAGAATTCCACGCTTCATATCCGCTAAGGATTTGTCCACCGGCAGCATCACCATCACCTGTACCTGATGCAACTACATCAACAGTTATTCCGCTGTAATAACCAGTGTTTTGCACTCCATCACTATTAAAAGTTACAGAGCCTCTGTTCGGCATCGTTCCATCTATCAAACCGCCAGTTGACCCCCAAGCTTCGTATCCACTAAGAATTTGGCCGCTTGCAGCATCAGTGTCACCTGTACCAGAAGCAACTACATCAACTGTAATACTGCTGTAGTATCCAGCGTTTTTTACACCATCACTATTGAAAGTTTGAGCACCGTTGTTGGGCATTGTTCCAGTAGTTTCTGTCATGTTTGGACCAGCATAAAAAGTTTTTGCTGTTAATACATTTGGAGCAGTTGCGGTTCCTGCAGCAAAAGCTGATGCATCATTTGCATCTATCGCTGATGTAAGACCATCTAAATCACCATCATAAGCTACTAAACCATAACTAGATCCATTACAGAAATATAGTCGGTTATCTGTAGACTTCATAACTATTACACCCTTTATTAGTGAGCTACAAGTAGGTAATGTCTCTGTTATTGGCACTTTTAATATATAGTTTATGTAAGAAGTATCTGCGTTTACATTAGAAGAAACAAATCGTTGCCCATCTGAAATTTTATAGGCATGAAACTTATTTTCCAATCGCATGGTGTCTTCAACAGCTTTTACTCCACCAAACTGTGCAAAACATTGTGTAGCTAATAACAACAATACACTAAATAAAATTTTCATAAATTATAACCTCCTAATATTATTATAATAAAATTATGATGTGGGGACATCCGCAATCATACCCAAAGGCACATAAAACTCTGCATTTGCTCTTGTAAATCCAGAAGTTTCTTCTGACATTTTTCCTAACAACCACCAACTATTATCACTAGCTTGCCACCACCCCAATGACCAATATGTGCCAGCAACTACTTCAACAAGCATAGGTGAAGCTATCGTCATTGATGTTCTAAATTGACCTTCCACATTTACTGTTCCATCTACATCTAATTTGTATGATGGCTGGTCCGTTCCAATGCCGACGTCGCCCGTCGTTGTTACCGAAACAAGAGAGTTTGCAGTTAAAAAGCCGCCTATACCTCCATAACCAATAGCATAATTTGTGTTTCCTTGAGGTATCCCTACTTGAAAGGCGTTTGTCGCACTGGTATAGGCATCCTCGTGCTCTATGTATATACCTGCCCCACTGCTCGCTGTAAATGTGCTTTTTAACTTGATGCTAACGTCATCATTGCTCTGAAATTTTGCTAAGCCTTCACCGGGTCCAGATTTTGTTACTTCAAAGTTACCATCGCTCGTGATGCGAGCAAGTTCGACAACGCTTCCACCCGCCGCTTGATACGCGACACTCCACGCATCACCTGTGGCATCAGTTGGGCCGAGCCGTTGATACCACGAAGACAACCCTGTATTTGCTTGTGTTCCCTGTTCGGTTGCGTTAGACCCAATGACTAAACCATTGTAATTTGTGCTGACACCCGCATTGGTGGCGATAAACGATTTTTGTGTACTGCTGTCTTGATATTTAAATATTAAATGCGTGTTTCCAGATGTGTTGATGTCAACAGGGGCCGTTGGCAAGTCCGTTCCAATGCCGACATTACCAGCATTAGTTATTCTCATTTTTTCATCGTTGTCAGTAAGGAAACGTATAAAGTTTGTTCCATTACCATTACCGGCGTGTATTTCAAAATCGTGGTTTGTTATAGTTCCTATTCTACCATTATCCGCACCACTACTTGGAGTTTGTATTTCTACCGTTCTTCCTTGAGAATCTTCTAATCTTAACTTAGCAATGCCAAAGTTATCACTAGACGTTGCTTTTGCATGAATAAGAGTTGCTGGCTGGTCCGTGCCTATGCCAACCAATCCTGATCCAACGGCAAGGTTACCGTTATTTAAATTTAAATTTTTACCAACTGCGATATCGCCATCCGCTTTTATAAGCGTTACTCCAGCACCAGCATCGTCAGTGCTATTATATGACAGCACATTTTCAAGTAAATTTTGTGGATTTGGATTTACAACAGAAAAGGGTAATGCCCCTCTTAACAATCTTCCAAATTCTTTTGTTGCTGATTTCATAAATTTTCTCTTATTGCTTCTTATTATTGTTTTAGGGTGTTATAATAAATATAATTGTCCATTTAATATCATTATATTAAATATTTTTATTTTATTTATTTTCTATGTTGGTCCTAACGCAGGTGCTTTTATTATTCTGCTTGATGTGATGAGACATGAGCAGCATACGCATCTTTGATTTCTTGTGTCCATACTGCGCTTGCAATTGCTTGCACCTCTGCGCTTTCGCCAGATACGTCTGCGTCTGGCGTGAGTACCTTGCGTTCAAATGCGCGAGTCAGTTCCACACCATCGCGCTCTACTACAGTAGCTGTGCGAACTTGTATGTGTTTATACTGTCCAACGATTTCGATTTTATCTTCTTCTATGCGTTCTGTTAGTGCCATTTGCTAATCTCCTTATGCCATTTTGTATTTGAGGCTAAAAGTAATAGTCTCATCACCGCTAAACTGCGATGCCGCAACACCGTATGTCGTACCCGTCATTAGGTATATGTGGCAATAATTATTACCCTCGTATAGTACGATGCCGAAGTCTTGTGCGTTTGCAGTTGCGCCTGTAATAAAACACGTGGATGCACCCATATAACGTTCACCAGAACCATTATCGCAGGTAAATGGCAGCGACATTACTACATGACCAGATGGCGACGAAACGCTCGAAATTCTGATTCTTCCGCTAACCGTCACATACCCACCCACTATCTGATAACCAACGGCATTGTAACTTGAGTCAACAGTTATAGACCCAGAATCTGGCGTTAGCGCTGCTATATGAGCGCCCTCTTCATAGTCGTCCAACGCATTAGCGTCGGCTGTATCACCATTAAAAGTAATACCGCCAGAAGTTCGGATACGTGCCTTTTCGCTACCGCCACCCAAAAATTTTATATCGTTCGTATTACTAGTAGCACCCCCGATATTGATATTGTTTGGCGAATAGAACCAAACTTCACCCGGGGCCGCTCCGTGAGCCGTATAAATTGACCCTAAACAAGAAATGTCTAACGTGCCACCTCCGCTTGTATTGTCTATCCCAAACGTAACGGCGGTACTATCATTTCCATCTAAATTAAGAATGCAGCGAGGCGCGCCCGTGCCTATGCCGACCCGACCTATGTGATTGATCCGCATCCGTAGGGCATCATCGCCTTCTGAAGCACTGTTTCCTGTTGTATGAAAATCCAGCGAATACCGACCGTAGGGGTCCATAACCACAGAACGAATAGCCGCACCTACACCTGCACCGTTACCCGAAGTGTCGGCAGTATTAAAATACACAGCACCTAAATAGTCGTTTCCAGAAACCGTTCCATCTGGGGTATAACCGACTTCAAATTGATAATTACTATCCAGATTTATTGCCGCTCCTACGCGGCCAGCTCCCGCACTCGATATTGTTTGCGTTGGGCCATCGAATACAGCATCACCAACTACAGAGAGAGCCTTTGATGGCAAGTCCGTGCCTATGCCGACGTTGCCCGTATAGTCAAACGTGACAGCATCAATATTAACAGTGCCGTCTGCCGTATTATCTATACCGAATCGCAAATTGCTTGCAACATTACTAATTGCCCACGCTGCACCTCCACCTTGACGACCTATCTGAATACCGCCTGCGGTACTTGTCGAATCTTGTTCGACGTACAGCATGGCATTTTTTGTGTCAGTTATATTTATCCCAACATGACCTGCGTTAGTTATTCTCATTGATTCAGCAGTTGTTCCACCATTTCTTGTGTCAAATCTAAGATAACCATTGCTACCATCTACTCTTTTACCATATATTGCAGCGTGTGCTGCAGCTTCAGACCAATTATTAGTTGTAGTGTGAAAAAATATTCCGTGACCACCATCAACATCTGTAGAGCTATGCGCTAAAAGAATATTACCACCCTTAAGTGTTAGTAATGACGGAGGAGAAGTTACACCTATACCAACATGACCACCTGTTGTTACAGCAAATTTTGCTTCTGATGTATTATTATCGTTTGTTGTATTCAAAGACCATGTGTTGAAGTGATCGCTACCACCTCTACGCAATATACCTTGATACCAGATTATACTTCCTTTTGTCCCTAATCTTATCGCTGCTGAGCGCACAGGCTGTGCAGTTGTTTCATATTGCTTTATTGTAAGAAATGCTCCGCCATCGCTGTGTGTGTTTTCAAAATAAGCAATATCACTATCGGAGCTGTATTCATCAGCAACATGAAGTCTGGCTAATGGTGTAGTGTTACCACCTATACTAACGTCACCATCACCAGTTATTCTCATATATTCTGTTCGCGCTGGCCCAACTGCAAAATTTAAAAACCCCTTTTCTGAACCGGCAGTGCAAACTTCTATACCACCACCTATGAAACCATATTCTATATCATTAGTTACATCTGCGCTGTTTCCGTGACTAAAACGAACACCTATAGAAGAATTAACTGCATTGTCTTGTCTTTTTAAATCTAATATGCCGAAATTACCTCCATTTGTAGATGGAGTTATAATAGTTGCGACAGTAGCATTTCCCTCACCCAAAACTGATAATTGACGGGGTGGTTCCACCATATTAATGCCAACAAAACCAGCACTAGTTATTCTCATTCTTTCATCTGATGTTTGTAACGCGGTTCCATCTAATGCATATCTTGTAAAAAATGATAAACCAGCTGCGTACCCTCCAGCATCCTCAGCAGTAGCCATAATAGATGCTCTAGCTCGACCTGAAACTCCTGTTTGATTAAAAACAATACCTACTCTGTCTTCAAGAGTAGTGGCAATTGAGCTTAAATGCAGTGCGCCATACGCGGGTTCATTTCCTCTTCTATCTTCTTTTACTGTTAAACGATGATCAATGGGGTTTGTTTCACCTATACCAACATTGCCAGCACTAGTTATTCTCATTTTTTCGGTCATCGTGCCAACAGATGAGGTTTGAAACAATAGCGCTCCGCTGTTATATACAGAATCCGTTTCAGTGTCTATTTGACTGAGTGTCACATCACCGTTTCTATTTCTGGCTTCTAATCTTGCAACAAAGGCCGATACACCGTTTGGTTGATAACCCTCAATCTTGAGTGCGTTACCCGTAGCTGATCCTGCTGTGGTACGGATATACACGTTTGCGCTGCCATCAGACACTACGTCAAGTTTGTGATTAGTGTCTGGATTATTAGTACCAATGCCGACAGTACCAGAACCAGTAATTTTCATTGCTGTTCTGGAACCATCTGATCCTACTTGATTAAATGACAATGATGTTTGGTTGCTAGCAATAGGAACATTACTACGATGAACGCTTATATTATTCCAACCAAGTGTCATAAATTGTGCTGTATCGTCAGAACCGCGATTAAGCCGCATACGATCATCAACAGTTGTTCCACCATCTAAATCAAGTGCATACAATGGATTATCAGTTCCGATGCCGACATAACCAGCATTATTTATTCTCATTCTTTCACGCCAATCAGCGTTGCCACCACCAGCTCTTGTTTTAAAAGATAAATCACCATTATAAGCAGATTTATAAATATTGTTGATAGACCATTCAGCTTGATTACTACTTCCTGTAACAAGGCTAATACTAGAAAAATCCTCCGCAGTTTCATTATTGTTTCTAGCAACAATTTGTGCTCTTATTCTTTGGTCATTATTAGGTGCAAAATTTACAGTTTCATCTTTTCTAACATCAAGACGAACTGCCGGAGAATCTACTCCTATACCAACATTACCATCACTAGATATTCTCATTCTTTCAGTTTGAGCAGCACCTGTTTGGAAGGCTAAGCCGTCACCCCCATTGATGCCTGCGATACTAGCTCTAATAGTTGTTGCATCAGACCTAAACTGAAGTGCAGCGCCTGAAGATTTTTCTAATATGAGAGAGTTTCCAGCAGTTGATTTTATATGCAGCCCGCCAGTCATTGATGTAGAAGGCGAATCAGTCCCTATACC